CCCGGTAAAAGGGCCATCTGGGCATTATCACTTTATGATGCCTTGGCATAACACCCCACGCATGCTCTTTCCACTCCTTTGTTGGAGTCGATTGAGACAACCTGGTTTCATAAACCAGGGTGCGTTATAATGCTACAGTAGGATGAGAATTTCCTACCTCTAGGTTAAACCCTAGAGACCTCATGCGGCGCCATGACCGGGTTGCAAGTCACCCAGGAAGAATAAACAGAAATGTTTATTCGGTAGGCATTTGTATGCCTATCCGGGGGGATCCTGCATCCTTTTAAACGATGAACTCTAGTCTGTGGACCTAGTCACACAGAGTCGGATTAATCCGCCAATCTGTAAAGATTAGAGAGTAACTATCTAAAGTGCCTACCATTAACTTCCATTCTGGAAGGTGTGATGTAAATCACACTTGGGGACACCATGATAGTAACATTTAAAAGGTGCTAGTGGGAAGTCAGACCTCCCGACTTTGCACGATCATGGTTCATTTAACAATATAAACTATGAAAAACATAATTTACTCATTAAACGTGCCGCGTAACTTAAGAAGAGGATCTTGAATGAGGGATCGAGATTTCGACCCCTGATTCAAGATGCTTCTTTGAGTCACCGGTACCCGTGAGCACAGAGCTATCTTGGCTATCTTGAAAAAGAGAATCCAAGGTATGTATTTACTCCAAGGGAAACGTAAAAACCTTAAACAGGTCTATATGTATCTCAAGGAGTGCTACACTATCTGTGTATCCGTCAAAGTAGGTTCTCCTTACGTGCCCAAAGTTGGGGTACGTGTAGGAAAAGGGAGTGGTTTACCACTCCTAATACCCAGGCGACTTCATCGAATGATGTTGTCTGATCGACGGATGTATATTGCAACCATGACCTTGTTAGGTATTCATAGAATCATTCCTTGATGACCGCCGACGGAATATAAAACAGTGACTGAAAAGTTCACTGGATTATATAAGTCGTTGGCCGTCGAGACATTAAGTGTCTCCAAGGAGCGGCTCTGTGAATTAGCAGGTGTAAAGAATAATATCAGATTTCACCGACTTAAAGCTCGCACTCTCCTTCCGGAAAGTGCAGGACCCAATCATACAATTGCCTGAAGAGGTGTTTTGGAAGATGCCTGGGCGATCTTTGATCACCCAAGGTACTTTCTTACCCTTTTAAGTTGATTTATGTCAACTGGGTCGTACTTGTTCCTCCTATCACTTCTCCTGCTTTATCCAATCTGGATTGTACAAAGGATTTTAATCAAATTGTATAAGATTTGATACAAAATCATTGTTCTTTGGGTTCACCATGGAGTTCGCACACTTAATCTTCCTTTAAAGATAATAAAATATCTTGCAGTGTTAAAATATTTAGATTCAGAATCTGAATATTTAGCAAAGCGGGGTTGATTTTGGTGTGGCGAATATACCATTGGTGATGTAAAATTTTGATGATTAGTTAATAGACTTATTCAGTCTATTCCCTACATCCCAAAATTCTACAGGCCCGCTGAATGATGATTAGGTTTCTATCAAACACAAGCTGATTTACGTCCTTGTCTTTCGAGACTAACAGCTGTATTTAATACAGCTGGGAAAGCCCGAGTAATTGGTATTACCAATTACTGGGTGCAAATTGCACTCTACCCACTTCATAGGGAAATCTTCAAATTTCTTGAAGGGTTACCTACGGATGGGACTTATGATCAACTAAAACCTGTGAAGGCTTTGGTTGACGATGGATCTACTTATTACTCTTATGACCTTTCCGCTGCAACCGATAGGCTGCCACGGGAAGTTCAAAAAGATGTCTTAAGTCTTTTTATCGGGAAATTCCGATCCTTATTGTGAGCTAGCTTAGTTGATATGCCCTTTCGGTTATCTAAAGACGATAACGAACAAGTTCGTTACGCCGTTGGACAGCCTATGGGGGCATACTCTTCATGAGCTATGCTCGCTTTAACCCACCACATGATTGTGCAGGCATCTGGCGATCAACTAGTTCGGCGTTATGCCGTTCTAGGTGACGACGTCATCGTAAGCGATGATGCTCCTAGATATCTACAAATTATGACGGGTTTTGGGGTTGAGATCTCATTAGCAAAATCAATAGTTTCGAAAGAATTTATTGAATTTGCGAAAAGGGTCAGGACCTTAAAAGGTGAGGATTATTCTATAATCGGACCTGGACTTATAATGTCCGCGGTCCGGAATAGGTTCCTATCCGCAGTAGCACTAGCTGATGCTATTCGAAAGGATATCATTCGGTGAACTGCTGCCCCTAAAGTATTCATGGAGATGCCCGGAGGCAGTAAGAAGATACGTGGAAGATCGTTTAAACGGTCATCCAACGCATCTTTTGACTGCACCCGAGGTCCCCGTGATTATGGGTCTTGAGTGCTTTTTGGCCCAAAAGGGCTAATATCTCGAAACCTCAGCTTCGCTCTAGAAGAGGGAAGTGTGAGGGCAATTCAAGATCTAAAGCACGAGAGCTTCTTCTTTAAGGTTCAAATTCGAGAGTTTCTCATGCGAGAAACCCAGAGAAAATGAACTCATAATAAAGAAGAAGCGGCCAAAGTTCTAAATTCCTTACGAATGGATTTATGATCCATCGCAAGGATTAGAGCCTTGGTTTGACCCCTACGTATACTTTATTACGTAGCTCTGTGGTTAACTCCTATACCTTGACATATAATGTCGAAGTATGGGAGTGCCATTGAAAGCGTCAATCCGTGAGAAGAGAAGCAATACCACAAGTGGTATATCGATGATATTATACTCGATGCGCTAGACGGTTTCCCCGAGCTGAATATTTCAGCTTTGGAGCCACTGACTAGGCAGGAAGCAAATAACATTCTTCGGTTCTATGATGGATTGATGAGCTTTGACCCAGATGCCTTAGTAAAAGAAGAGAGACGGAAAGCGGACGAAGAGTTCGCTCGACGTGCTATCGAATTTTACAGACATCGGGCCTTAGCTGCACAGTTAGCCTCTGAGCGACAAAAAGTCGCCGCTCAAGGGTACCGGCCTCATGGCTTCACCGTACCACAAAACGGTGGGGATGATAATAA